CTTCCATTTTTCTGAAAGACAACATCAGTCTTTGGTTCTGGATCACCTGCGATATTTAACTCATCACTATGATATGCATGGGCAAGTAATGAAGGATCTGCTCTCTCAACCAAATCTACACATTGTTTTGATTGAGTTCCGATTATACCACCATATGTTTTTAGATTAGGGTATTTTGCCATCCTTTTTTCTATTTCAGAAAAAAGGACTCCACCTCTAGTCAAAGACTCATATACTATAGCCCACTCTAATTGTACACCTCTACCCTGTGCCATCTATTAAAATACTCTTTTAAGTATTTAGAAGTATAACATATTGGACTCGAACCGATGACATCTTGATTGCAAATCAAGTGCTGTTACCAACTGAGCTAATCCCCCTGTTTAGATATTATAAAACCCCTCAACTGAAAAGTCGAGTGGGTTAGAGTTTCATATTCAAACTATGATATCAATAATATAACTCTTCTTTTGTAGGTCTAGTCATTGGTTTTTATTGTCGGCACTATTATTTATACATATTAAAAAAGAGGAAGGTGATGTTACCCCCCCCCTCTCTTGTCTACTTTTGATTGCCACCAATAATAAACTTCATTATTTAGTTATCAAATATCACCTTCTTTTCGGTTCTCTGATCTATAAACACTAAATGTTCCTTCTGGATACCTTGCAGATAATTTTTCATAATTAATTTGCATAATCTCCTCAAAAGACGTATCCATAGCAATACATAGTTGTGCAAAATACCAGAAACAGTCGGAACATTCGCGGAGTAAATGGACCTTAGCATCATCACTGAAAGGTTTACGCTGAAGTAAACACTTTTTAATAATTTCAACCGCTTCTCCCAATTCCGCAGAAGCACCAAGAGCAAATGTAAGAAGATGTGTAAGTTCTACACCTTCTGATTTAAGTTCAGTCATACGAGCAAGAAGTGAATCAAAATCACTACTTGCAGGGCTTGTGGTTTGTCGGACAAACTCAATATATTTTTTTGTATCAATAACTTTATTTTCAGACATACTTAAAATTTAAATCCCTCAAATGATTTTTTAGGTTTTTTTTCTTCATAATTATACTCTTCTTCTTTATCAGAGTCAAGTATATCCTTTTGAGCAGTTTGTTCGCAGTCATAAAGACGCATCTTTGCTCGATCAATTCCAATTACAAATCTTTTATGAATTGATTTATCACCATAACGGTTTTTTAATTGTTTAACCAAAATCTGTCCAAGTTGTTCTAATTCTTCTGTACTAATTAGAGCTACAAGAAAATCGGCAGTCGCTGGAAGTCCAAAAGATTCTGAAGTATCGGTGATTTCAACGTCAGAAGAGTTAAAACCGCTACGAGTAGTCTGTGTTGCACTGAAAATTGGAACATCCATTTCAACAGCAAGACCACGAAGTTCTTCTGCGATCGATTTAATCACAGTATAAGAATTAATATTTACACCGGAACGAAATCTTGATGATGCACAAATATTAATATAATCAATAAAAATTACATCAGGTTTAAATGATTTTTTAAGAGAAAGCTCATTCAACAAAGTTTTAAAATGTCCACTATGAGCAGAAGCAGTTGGATATTCTTTGATAATTAAAGTTCCTTTTGTCTTATCGCGTAATTTGGATGCCTTATTCATAAACATAGATTTAGGAAGATCATCAAGTTGATTAATCGGAATATTTAACATATTTGCGTCAATTCTTTTAGCAATTTCTTCTTCGGACATTTCCAAAGTAATGTATAAAACATTTTTGGACTGTAATAAAAATGATGATGCCATATGACACATTGTTAGAGTTTTTCCAGTGTTAGTTCCCGCAAGAAAAATATTTAAAGTCTTATTTGGAACTCCACCATTAGTAATTTTATTAAAATATTCTAAATCAAACTCGATTCTATTTTCTTTTTTCGTATAAAACTCATAACGTGATTCATAATCTTGAAGATAATCATGTCCAATATGATTATCAAAACTTACAGCAAGAGCATCTGAAAGAATGCTTGGAATTGAATCGCGATTCTTTTTATCGTCTTTACCATCAGCAATATGAATTGACTCCATAAGTGCTAAGTAAATCGCGCGGTCACGACACCACTTTTCAGTCGTATCAAGAAGCCAATTCTTTTCCACCACAGAGTCATTTAGAAACTGATTCAGTTCCCTGATTTCTTTGATTTCAGTTTCATTTAAATCATTACGACTTTCTATCTCAATATTGAGTGCTTCAATCGTAATTGCGGAACCATACTTTACAATAAATTGAGCAATCTCCTCAAAAATAATTTTTTCAAATTTATTTTCAAAATAATCTGGTTGTATAAAAGGAATAACTTTTCTAGAATAATCTTCATCAAATATTAAATTTCTGAGAATCGTAGTCTCAATTTTTTCCATCAAGATCCGTAACTAAATTTCAATTTGCAGTATTCATCAATTTGTGAAAGTACTTCTTCAGTAAAGTATTTTTCTGGATTTTTAAGAATTTCTTTTTCATATATTTTCTTTTCATCAATCTCAAATCTGTTTGCAGTATATTTCCAAATTCCTGATTCTGCTGCTAATTTAGGAAGACCATAATAACGATCTAGACCTCTATCATCATAATAAAGTCTTGTTTCAACATCCTGATTTTCTTTACTTAAACGAGACTTATAAGTTTTTGCTTTAATAATTGCACCAACAACATCAGTTCCTTCTTTTTCTTTTGATTTAGACAGATACACAATTGTAGATGCAGCATAACGAAGACCTGAACCTCCAGAAATCTCTTTTGGAGAATACATACTCATCGAATCATAGACGTGATTTGTCACAATCATAGGAATATTTGATTGTCCAAATTTAAGAGTAAGCATTCTAAAAGCACCTTTAATTAATTGCGCTTTTGTCATATCTCTTGTATCTTTTTCCGCAAGAGTATCTGAAATTTCTTTAGTTGTAGAGAGCATCCCCAAAGAATCCAAAACAAACATACAAGGATTTCGTTCACCCTCTTCTTTCTTGAGGTAAATATCAACTGCTTTAAGTGCTTTTGTTCTAAATTCTTCTACCGTAACAACATTCAATACAATTACACGAGTAATATCAATACCACGACTTAGAAGTAGTGATTTTGTAATTGCAGATTCTGTATCAAAATAAAGGCAATATCCATTTGGATTATTTTCCAAAAAATTCTTAACTACTGCAAGAGCATAAAAAGTTTTACCACAACCCGATTCTCCAACAAGAGCAGTAATCTTATTTCCAGAAACTCCACCAAAAATACTTCCAGACACCAAAGCATTAAAAATATAAGAACCAGTATCTACATAAGTTTCTTCTTCTTTAATATCTGATGCTAGTTGAGCATATTCCCCTCCAACCTCTTTTATAATATCTTTAAGCAAACTTTGTTCCAAGTTAGTCATTCATTCTCCTCCTTTTCTTTTTGTTTATCAAAATAATTCATTTTGTAATTCCAAAGTTTATAGTAGAGAGTACTGTCTCCACCAAGTCTCATTGCATTAATAATAGTGTTTAATTCTTTTTCGTTAATCGGCAATTCCATTAGCTAAAAAATGATTCTAACGTTGTACTTTTTTTTACATTCCACCCAATCGCATCAAGAACTGATTTAAGTGGATCAATAAAACTCTTTTCAAATTGTAATTCATAGTCAATGTATTTGTCAAGATTAAGTTCTTTAGGAAAATCTTGAATAAAAGAAATTACATTTTCGTGAATAGTATTGGGTTTTTTTAAAAAAATATATTTAATTTTTTCACCATTATTAATAAGTGAGTATTTATTTGTGAGTTTATTTTCTTTTATATAATGATTGAACAAAAGTGCTCCGCGAACGTGAATTGGAGTTTTAAAAGCATAAATTGTTGATGTTGATTGATACTTACGAATATCAGAAGCAGTTTTTGGAAAAGCAATTTGTTCAGGAGGAAGTTTTTTAAATTCTTCACGACAACGATCAATATAGTTGATTACATCATCCTCAGTTCCACTAATCATAATTTTGAAAGAATTCTTCAACATTTTACGACATGGTGCAGGAGTAGAAGATCTAATTGCTTCAATACCTTTAATTTTAAGTTTGGGTTCTTCATAACGAACACCCTCACTATCCCAAACATTTAGAATGTATCTTTTTTTTGCAGTCCAAATTCCACGATCAGCAATACATTCACGCTTCATAAACATCTTTTGAGCATATGCATTTACATAATCGGCCAACTCTTGATAGGAACTTTCAATATATTTTTCAAATTCCACTTGACAGACCTTATCAAGAAACGAAACAATGCTTTGAGTGGTTTTTTCTTTTTCTTTAAATACAGTTTCAACCAAAGGACCCATATTAATATACAAAGAGTCAGTATCAGAAGCAATAACATAATCAACCTCATTCGTTTTTAAAATCTTATTTAAGTATGAATTCATTCGGTTCATAATCCATTGAATAGATACCTGTCCCGAAAGAGTAATTGCCTCTGCGTTTTCTAATTTGAAATAACGAAAGTACTGATTGCCGATAGCACCATAAGCAGAATTAAGTTGAA